CTCTAATTAACGGTTGAGGAATACGAGGCATTAGATTTAGAAAATGTATGCGTTAATTAGAGGCATGCATGGAAACTATAAATGCCAATGAAACTTTAGAAAAAATCAGGGATCTAAAATATTCACTTATATTCGCATCGTTTCACGGGACTCCGGTACCTGTTATGGTGCGAGAATTAAACCAAGCACAAATAATGGCGTGTGGAGATTTTTCTCTTATAGAAACATTCCAGGATAAGATCCGGATGAAAAAGAAATTAAAGGTAAAAGAGATAATTGCATTTGCGGAAAGGAATCATAATATTTCAAAGGCTGCTTTGGTTTCACCAACGTACGAACAAATATTTGAAGTTATAGGAACAGAACCACAAATAAAAGAAAAACTAAAAAAGATAGAAGAACTAAAGAAAGAACTTAGAAAAACAAAATCAGGGCCACAACGGGCAGCTTTAGAAGAGGCATTGGATAATATGCGAATATGGGTATATTATTTACTTCCAGAAGATTTTACAGCAGCAATAACTTGTTACGCATTAGGAATTGATAAGACCGATATAAAAGTAATAAGTGAAAAGATGCTATTAGATGCTGCTAAACTCGCTATCAATGGTAATGATAATCCAGCAAATCATATAGATGGTTTATTTACTGCATTTAACAAGGATGATATTAACCGCCGTGCTTGGATAATTTATGCAGAATATAAGAAAGAAAATACAAATACTAAGAGGCGTTAAAAATGCCTGTAGATGCAGGAACAATTTATTCCGAAATACGTATTAAAGTTGATAAGTTATCCGGAGATATACAACAGGTCAACACTAAACTTGATCAATTTTCAAACAAAAATAAGCAACAATCAGAAAAAGTAAAAAACTCATGGTCAAATGCATTTAAAAGTATAAATCTTGCAGGTGTCGCAGCTTTTGCAACAATTGCATTGGCCGTTAAGGGTGCAATAAGTACCTTTGCGAAGTATCAACAGGCAATGGCTAATGTAAGGTCTGTAACAAGTGCCTCAGCAGCCGATTTTAAACGGCTTGAAGATGCAGCAATGCAGGCAGGTGAGTCTACAAGGTTTACGGCTTCTCAGGCAGCAGATGCATTATATTATTTGGCTTCTGCCGGATTAGACGCAACACAAAGTATAAATGCCTTAAATGGTGTATTAGAGTTAGCGGGAGCAACACAATCAGATCTTGCTTTTACTTCTGCAACTATGGCAGCAACCTTATCTCAATTTTCTCTTAATGCAAGTGAAAGTACCAGAGTATCAAATGTTTTTGCTTCGGCAATATCAAATTCACAAGCTACAATGGAAAAACTTGCGGTTGCAATGAAAAAAGTGGGGCCAATAAGTGGGGCTTTTGATATTTCTCTGGAAGAAACAACAGCAAACCTTGAAGCATTATTTGAGGCAGGCTTTACGGGTGAAGAATCTGGTGTTGCGTTGCGTAACATAATGCTAGGGTTAACACAAGAGTCCGGGCCATTAATCGAAAAACTAAGAACTCTTGGAATTGCATTTCATGATGTTAATCCGCAAGAGGTAGGGCTTACAAATGCAATAGAAGTATTGGCAGATTCAGGAATAGATCTTGCACAAGTATTTGAAAAAAGAACCGTTGCTGCAATGTTAACTCTTGCAGAAAAAGGCGGTGACGCTTTAAGGGAATTACAGGAAGAAATAACAGACACAAATACAGCAGCAGAAATGTATGCAATACAGAATGATACACTTGCAGGGAGTATTGATTTTTTAAATTCTGCTATGGAATCTGCATCAATAAAAATAGGGAAAGAAATAGAACCAGCACTTAGGGGTTTGGTAGATTTTCTAACAGATTTAATAAGGGGTTTTAATTCTTTACCAGGACCGTTAAAAATAGCTATTGTTGCAATGGCATCAATAGGTCCTGTACTTGCGGCGGCAGGGGCTGCTGCTGCATTTCTTGCCGGATCTCTAAGCGGGATAGTAGGATCTATATTGTTGATAGGTAGTGCTTTAGCGGCAACCGGAATACTGCATAGTATGCAAGCAACTGCAAAGGAGACGCAAATGGTTAATTTTGCGCTTGAACAGGCAGTTAAAAACGGCGGTGATATAAATGTAGAAATGAGAAAACTATCAGAAACAACAGGGATGTCATTAGATAAAATAAAAGACATTGCAATACAAAATGAAAATATAAATAGTACATTATTAGAACAAGAAAAAATAAACAACGAAATATTGACAACATATCAAAATAGAGCTGCCGCGGTTGGGGCGGAGTTATCATTAAATCAGGAATTATTATTTAGTAATGGAATATTAGGAACATTATATAAACAACAATTAGATGATTATTTAGGAAAACTCGAAGCACAAAGAATAGAAATAGATTTGCTAAATGAACAGGCTGCACTTGAAGAAGAAAGAGCACGAGAGAATGAAGCAAGATTAAAAGAGATTGCAGCACTTGAAGAAGAATTCAGGCTTGCAAATATGACAGAACAAGAAAGGGCTTTTGATGAATTAGAACAACAACATAGGGATTATTTAGAAGCTGGGATTGACGATGAAGAATGGTATCAAAGAGAAATTACTAAAATAATAGAACAATATGCTGATAAATCTACCCCAGAAGATAATCAAGAAGCTGAAAATATAAAAAATATAACAGAACTTACAGAACAGTACCGAAATAAATTGGAAAGACTCGGTGCTACAAAATTAGAGTTAATAGACCTTGATAGGCAAGCAGCAATAACAGCTATTAAAAAAAGTGAAGAATTTATATTGGCAACCGATGAGGAAAAGAAAGCGGCCTTGTCCGCAATTAATGAATATCATGAAGCATTAAAGGATAATGTTGCAAATGAAATATTCAAAGAAAATATTGAAACGGTTGCATTATCAGTATTAGACGTATTCAAAAACATGACAAATTCATTAGCACAATTATTTGTAGCATTAACCGAACAAAGAATTGCAGAACTTGATAGGTGGTTAATAGCAGAATTAGAAGCGGCAGGATTAACAGAAGCCACAACAGTTGAAAGATTACAGAATGAACTTGATGCAGCAATCGAAGTAGGTAACTTAGAATTAGCAGAAGAACTGAGACAGGATCTGGAACGTGCAAGAATAGAAGAAGAATATCAAAAAAAACTTGCACAAATCCAATATGAAGGACAATTGTCAGCATGGAAATTTAAACTTGCAGGTGCTATATCGGCATTACCAGGAGCAATTATTAATGCTCTATCAACAGGATATGGAGCCGGCTTTCCAGTAGGATTATTTCTAGGCCCGGCATTGGCAGCATCAGCAGCTGCAGCCGGAGCGATACAAATAGCTGCTGTGGGAAAATCAAAACCACAGCCTCCACAATTGGCAACAGGTGGATTGGTAATACCAACAGGAAGTGGAGGTACACAAGTAAATGTTGCAGAAAACGGATCCCCGGAATTATTATTAAATGGAGGAGCAGAGGGGCAAGCTTTAATGAATGACTTTGCAAAACGGATCGCAGTCGCCGGAAATGGAAGCGGAACGTTTACTATAATTTTAAATATGGATGGGAAGCGAGTTGCGGAAAGTACAGCAAAATATTATAATAATGGAATTGTGAGGGTCAAACTTTGAAAATACTATTTGACAATTATGTAATCGACTCAACTTTATCCTCTTTATATGCAAGCTTGAATTATCCAGCTACTAATATACAAGATAATGTTTTGCGCAAGAGGTATCAAAGTACAAGGGATACTGATACTATAACAATTACATTTGCAGAGATTCTTGACGTTTCAAGTTTTTATTATGCTTATACTAATGCAACTTATTTACAACTACGATTATATAGAGATTACGAAACTTTATTATATACTTTAACAATAACCGATCCGGTAGAACTATGTGGTGCGCATCATTTTTCACTTGTCGAAGATGTTGAATATGCAGAGATAGATATTGTCGGGTCAGAGGGTGTATATTTGGGCGGTGTTGGTTTGGGAGATTCAGTAAGTTTTCCAGATCCAGAAAACACATGGAAAGATAAATTACAAGACAATTCTTCGAGTTCAGAAAATGTATACGGCTCTACATGGTCGGATTATGTAGAACCATTAAGAGTACATAACTGGATATGTCGGGATGTTGAATTGGAAGATACACAATATTATATTAATCTATATAAATTAACCGGAATCGGGAAACCGTTATTTATAGATCCTTTTGAAAACAATCACGATTTTATGACACCTCTATATGCTAAGTTTACAAACCCAATGGATAAGCAGAAAAACGGTAGACGGTGGGAAATAAATATTGACATAAAGGAATGCAGATGATAACAGGAATAATATGTAAATGTATGAGATGTGAAAAAGAATTTTTACTTAAGATTCAGGAAATAGAACCGGACGATATACAATACTTCAATAATGCTTATTGCAATAGTTGTACGACAAAAACCAAATGTATAAAAGATATTAAGGAGAAAATAAAATGCCAATAGTAAGAGTACCTTATGGAAATGCACTGCCAACAGAACAGGCAGATTATACAAAACAAAACAATTTGCTTGTAGCCGGATTCATGAACGTTAACAAGCCTGTCTGGGAGGATGCTGCAAACAATATAGTACAAGGTGCGATCTTTCAGGTTGGCGGTACTATTTATCACTGTACGGCAGCAACGGCGATCGGTGGTGTAGCAAGTGATTATATAAAACTTACTCCAAGCGGAGACGGATCTACATTAACACCGACTTATGTTGCGAGTCTTGCCGGTGTAACCTGGAATAGTGCTTATAATGGTTATTATGATGTTGGTGGCAATGCTTACGTGTTTGATGAATTCGCTGCATTAATAGCTGGTCAAATAGCCGCTTGTAATACAAAAATATGGCAAGCATTTGTCATGTTTTTAACTCAAAATATGACTTTCTCTGGGGATCCTACTTTATCAGGCAATCCTACTTTATCAGGTGTTGCTACATTTGATAATGGGATTATAGCAAATGGCGGAATTAGAACTGATGGAGTGAATACATTAAAAATTAAAACAATTAATATTGGTGATTGGAATATGGATGCAACAGCTAATATAGCAGTAGCACATGGATTAACTTTTGCAAGCATAAGAAGTGTAACGGTAATTATTAGAAATGATGTTAATAGTCAATATATGCCTTTGGGAATTAATGAAGGAGACGATTACGGATTTGATAACGCATTAGGAGGGGTTGATGCTACTAATGTAAAGTTAAGAAGAAAGGCAGGGGGTTCGTTTGATAGTGTTTCTTACGATTCTACATCATACAACAGAGGATGGATTACAATAATATATGAGGTATAAAAAGAATTAAATTATTCATCGAACAGATTAAAGGTCAATTTAATTCCTATTTCTTCATACCAATGATTAATAGTTCCATTTAGATTGCCATCAACCCATGAAGCTATTGGATGGGAACAATAATGTTTAAAAATTATTTCTACATTCTGATTAATTCTTAAACCGCCATAAAACATAAAATCAATATTATTCGGCTTAAAGCTTTTTCCTTCCAAAACTTTAAATAAATATATTTTAGTTCCTATTCCAAAAAAGAAATGGTTATTAAACATCTTAGATTCAAGATTAAAATCTCCGTAAAATGATAATTTATCATTTACGTTTCTATAAAATTCATATGCCCTAATACTTCCTCCTGGGATAATACCGACTTCAACGGTCATTTCGAGATCGATTACATCTATGCAAAACGCATAACCACTTACCAAGATTAAAATAATAACAAATAAAAGTTTTTTCATAATTTTCCTCCTACAAAAAACCATCTTACTATAAAGATATATCAGTCAAGGCATTATGTCAAGTAAAATAATATATATGTTGCATAAATTAACAAAAAAGTATAATATAAGCATATGATTGTTGCTGAAATATCGAAATACCAGGAATCTGAGGCGCAGACCAACTATGCACCTTTTGTATTCCAGCAACAGCCAGCTACCCATACAACGGCCGATTACTGGATTAATGCTTTTGGTGCAGCCGATGAAAGTATAATAAACAATATACATGTAAACGATTTTATCAGGGACTATTACAATAACTATTCAGAAACTAATAATCTTCAAGACTGCTTAGATACTATTCAATCTTTATTTTGGGATCATCCTAACTATATTTTATTTGTGCATTATGAGCTTGCTTATTCACCTTTTACAGATAATTATTATGAATTTGGTAGAGCTTTTGGATTTTGTACGGATCAATCAATATACATAGATGATGTTTATTACGAGGGGAATTTAACTTCCATTCCTTCGGTTGCACAACAGCAAGATTTAGTTAATTATGAACGATTAGCGTTTATGACTGGATCTTTAGAATTACTTAATAATGAAGGGATGCTTGATGAATTTATAGCTGACGATATTACCGGTACTAAGATCCGGACATATTACCTTGATTATATTTCCGGAGTATCTAATTATACAAGATCGCAATTAGAATCACAGGCTGCATACTTTATAGAAGATTATTCTTTAAGTTTAACAAGGGTGGTTATTGATTTACAGGATTTACGAGCAAAACAAAACCTTGAAATACCAACAGAATTATTTACGCTTACTGAATATCCGAATATAAAAGACAAGTATATTGATGATGTTATACCGTTGATATACGGACAGGTAAGGCGATCCGAAGCAATACCGGTTGACGGCGAATTAGGAACTGGTAATGATATTACTTTTAGGCAAGCCTTATTATTAACTACGCTTGGAACGGTTCAAGTAGAAATTGATGATCAATGGACAACCAAAGTTCCAACATCGAGCGATCTTGCATCTGGAACTTTTGTTATTGCAGAAGCCGACGGCAGAAAAGCAAACGGGGAACCATATAAATGTAGAGTAGTAGATTCTATCGGGATTATAAATACTTATTCCTCAGATATAATAAAAGATCTTAATGAAAGATATATAAATGTTGATTATAATAATAGTCTGTACAATACTACCGAGTGGGAAGCTGAAGAAACAAGCCTAGAACCAATAGGAATAGTATTTAATGAACAAATTGAATTATACGAAGCTATTGCGGAAGTGCAGAGAGGATCTAATACTGGATTTAGATACGAGATCGCAGGAGACGGACGTAGAACCATAAGAATAGATAACCTTGATAGAGATTCAGTATTTTATATTCCGAATATAGAAATTGATAATATATTTGATTCACCTGTCAGAACTAACAAACAATTATTATCAGCTACCGTAAATGTCGGATACTATAAAGATTATGAAGGTGATAAATATCTACATGTTGAAAATGATGATTATATGGATACCGTACTACAAAATTATAGAGAACAGCCACCAGTAAATTTTGATACTCATTTGGTAACAGAAGCACAAGCAGAAGATCGCGCAGAATTATATGCAAGTAGGTTTTCTGAAATGCCTAAAATACTTGAAACTACTTTAAAAGGTATTGAATATTTTGCAGTACGGATATATGATATTATAGAAGTAGAAATTACAAACGGAACCGTAAACGCAGATACTGGAGAAATAACAGGCCGAGAATTTTTTGGAATATGGAAGGTACAGGTGTTGAGTATAGATCCAGATTATAGTCAACAATCAAATAGCATCACGGCTTATTTAGTTGAGAAAATAGAACCGGCCACAAGAGCAATAGAAGCATCTGCAACAAAGATTATTGTTTTTGGTGCAAATAAAAAATGGAGAATATTATGAGTATTGAATATGATCGAATATATGAATTAGATACAGAGGCAAGTCCAGATCTTGATTTTGAGATTGGGATTGACAAGAACGGGAATGTCGAAGCCACTAAATTATTATTGAGCACATTATCTGGGTTGATTAATGATGCAATAGAAGATGCTATAATTGAAAAGGCTGCACCTGTTGGATCTGTAAAAATGTTTGCCGGAGCAGTAGCCCCTTCAGGGTGGTTATTATGTGATAATTCATCATTATTAAGGGCTGGTACATATGCAGCATTATTTGCAGTCATCGGAGTTGTATATGGAACGGTAGATGGTACTCATTTTAATATACCAGATTTTCGAGGAATATTTCCGCGTGGAGCAGGAACTTCTGATAAGTTGACAAATGCTAATGCAGTAGCCTTTTCGGGAGTTTTAGGAACTTACCAGAATGATAAAATTCAAGGACATAGGCATAAGATTAGAAATAGAAGCGAGGCATTTACTACTGGGGTCGGGAATACAGCTGCCGGAACTGTGGGAGACTGGATAACATCATATGAAGAAGTAACAAACGGAACAGACGGAACCCCGAGGACGGGGGAAGAAACAAATCCAGCTAATCTTGGCATAAATTTTATTATAAAATATTAGGAGATAATATGGCAGATATCAATATTACCTTTACAATCCCAGACGCCTATGTAGATAGGCTATCTAATGTAATAGATGTAATGTGGCCAGGGAGAGAATTGCAAGAACCAATACCTACAAAAATACAATGGTTTAGATTTCACATAATATCTAATGTTAAACAACAAGTATTAGTTGCAGAAAAAAATAATGCAAATATCCAGGAGATAGAAATAACGTGAGAAGTCCAGAAAGACGAATTACAGAAAGAACTAAAATAGGAATGAGAATTGGAACTGCAATAATTATTATAGGATCTTTGGTGTCTGGTGTTTTTCTTTATGCAAATAGTCAAAACACCTTGTCTAATGCAATAAATAAATGCACAGATAAAAATTATTTGCAGGACGTGAAAATAGAATTGCTAGAAAAAGAAGATGTAGAAAAACAAGGAATAATAAACAGCGTAATAACTACACAAACAAAAATATTAACAAACCAAGATTGGATTATAAAGACGTTAGATGAAATAAACAATAAGATAGAATAAGGAGTGTTAAAGCAATGGAAGCAACACAAATTAGTATAGATGTATGGAATATGATTGTAAGTGAAATGAGTAATATTTTTGCAACCGGAACAGTAAATATATTTGTAATCATAATGATTACATTTATAACACAAATGATAAAAATGTCAGTTTATTTTTTTAGCAAAAGAATGTTATTGCTTCAAGTATTAATTGCTATTATGGCAACTGCATTTTATTACCTAGTTTTAGGTTTAGAAATAACAATGATTCCTGTATTGTTTTCTTGCTATTTGTGTATCCCTGTATTTTTTTATCTTGCATTTAAAAAATCAAAAACATTATCAAAATATTTTAAAAGCAATTATCATTTTTTAAAGGAGAAAGAACTTGAAAGAAAAGCTAAAAAAAATACTAAAAGGTCTGAGAAATGAAAAAACACTTTATTGTATTATTGCTTTTCTTTTTATTTTTTCTACAATCAATACTTTCCGATCCTGTAATAATACAGGTAACGGAGGAACAGATGCAGCAATTACAAGATCAATACAATCAATTACAAGAACGATACGGGAATCTGTCAAGATTGCATCGTACATTAATAGAAACTATAACGAACTTATCAGGGAACGAGATAATTATAGAAACATTGCTGAACAGTTACGAACAGGAACTCGAGAACTTGAACAACGATATAATGAACTACAAAAGAATTATAACGGACTTAGAGAATACCAATCAAAAAATGAGCAGGAAATTAGAAACCTTAAAAATACATGCGTCAAGATTGGAAACGAAATTGATGAATTCGGAAACGATGTTAACGGACTTGGAAGAATTATACGAGATATACAAGTCGGAGCAACGGAGACGCAGAATTAAAATAATAGTAATAATGGCGGTTGTCTGTGTTACAGGAAGCATTATTAGTTATATTTGTGGTAAAGCAAGTGAGGCATTAAGTGATTGATTATATACATAGAATACAAGATTTTATCAAGCATAACAAAAACGGAACGATAGACGGCGATCGTATAATGCCGGTTGACTATCTTGTTATACATCATACAGCTGGTACGGAAATGGAAAACGTAGACGATCTTGATATAATGGATTACTTTGATAGAACTGGAAGAAATAGAGGTTATGAAAATATAAGAAAAAAAAGAGGATTAAACTCAATCCGATCTTATCATACACACCCAAAAACAAACAAAGAGACTTTTGCACAGGCGCATTTTGCTTTGCACATGTATAATTTAGATCATAATCCTTATGGTTGGCGGTTAGTACCTTTAATGTGCAAACCGTTTGAGAATGTTGCATGGCACGCCGGAAACTGGAAAATTAATCAAAGAAGTATAGGAGTCGAAATATGCGGGAACTATGAGAAAAGGAAAATAGATCGCAATGCACTAATTTTGATAGCTGATACATTTAAATTTTGGTATAAAGATTTAAAGAAGCAAAATATAGAATTGAAGATCCGTGGTCACAAAGATTTTGCGAGAACCGCATGTCCTGGGATGATATATAATCAGCTTGATATAATAAGAGACAACATCAAAAAATAGTAGTTGATATATACATAGAAAACCTATATATTTAAGGTACACAAATCCCCAGCTCTGGGGTAATCGCAATCCAGCCCTCAGAAATGAGGGTTTTTTAATAAAAGCCTTGACGAAAAGCCTTGATAGTATTATATTTATATTATAAGGTTAGTTAAATAAATAAATAACTAAATAAAGCCTTATTTACCTGGGGAGCGAATATGAAAAATTATAGAGAATATGCAAAAGAAAATGGACATTCAGATCAAGAAATTGAAAAAATGGTAGGAGGACTTTTTGGTGCAGATGCTGAGATGAATAATGTAACTTATTTTGAGGGTTATGCTCAATATAAAATGGGTAATGATTATCTGCTCAATGTTAATTATAGCACTTTTGATACTGTGTATTTAGTTGATGATGATGGAACAGTTCTTGAAGAGTGGGAGTTGCAATATTAAAATCGTTCTGATGAGGCTTAAAGAGCCGAAACCGGAGAAATCCGGTCAACGATATTATATTACTGGTTGTTAACCGATTAATATAATTTATTGTAGGAGGAAAATATGAAGAATAAAATAATAAGCGTAATTGATAAACATATCAAAATATATCAAACAGGAATAGAAGACAGTATCGAAGACAAACCATTTGATTGGGAAAGTGATGTGGAAGAATATAAAATTTGTAAGCAGACTTTGATTAATGTAAAAAAAGAAATATTAGAGGTTATAAATAGTAAATGCGCACTTTAACACTCTACCGTAGCACTTTGCGTAGTGCCTCGGCGGATTGTTAATCCGAACAGATTTATATATTTTGTAGTTTCCCTATTAGGAGAAACACAAGGAGTTTTTTATGAATTTATTATTAACAGATGATGGGAAAAGGGTAAAGATTGATCTATCAAAAGATCTTGGATTATTTAAAGCCCCACACAATCCACCAAACACCGGAAACACCTACACTGCTGGTACAGATCTACTATCCCACAAAACCAGAAAAGGGAACTGGTATTATTATCTTTGTTCCTGGTCGATGCGGCAGGATGAGCCTGTAATAGAATTGATATCAAAAAACGAAGCAATTAGTTTTCTTTTGGAGAAAGTGGTTGAAAATGGCGACCATGATTATTTTGATACAAAAACAATTATAGAGCATTTTGGCGGCGACATTTTTGAAGAAGACGCATAAATATAACCAGGTTGAATATTAAAATAAACTTTGGAGGTAGAACAAATGGAAGCACTTAAAATAAAACTATTAAACAAAGCTATAAGCAAACACGGCTATAACAATATAGAGCCATGCTTAGGAAAAGAAGGGTTTGCAGAATGTTATACAGAAATAACAAGACGCAACAAAGAAACTGACGAGCATGAGCAACATTTAATGTTGTGGTATAATTTAAACTCAACTAATAGTACACATGCCGTATCCGAGATTATACAAAAAGTAGATCGGTGTTAACCGAACTCCTATAAACGTTTGCCGGTATCGTATAACCGGCTTTTATAAAAGGAGTAAAATTATGACAATAATAGATATAGCAGAAGATTTAAAATATGCAGTTGAAAAAACAAAAGACATAGAAAAACTATTTCAAGGAGCTTTTTTAATTGGATATTTAGAAAGTTTTATTGAAAGATTAAAGCAGAAGTATAATGGATAACTTTGATATTTGCCAAAATAATTATGATAACATGGAAGATCCTAAAGACAAAGAAATAAATCCATGTGCTAAATGTAAGGCTATGAATTACGGATTATGCGGAGCAATAGATTGTGATGTAGAAAATAATGAAAATAATTAATAAAAGCCTTGACAATATATTTAATAAAGTTTAAAGTATTTTAGGGATTGCGGTTAAATTGAAAGTTCCCCTCCCAAAGTCGAATTGATATTGACTTGCGATCCCTAATTAAAAATGAGGACTGAGAAAATAAAAAACAGTCCTCAAATAAAAGATCAAGGAGTAAAAAATGAAAGCGTATAAAGTATTTGACAATGATTGGACTTGTAAGGGGTTTAAGTATGAAATTGGAAAAACTTATAAGATTGAGGGTGATTTGGTTTTGTGTAATAATGGATTCCACGCATGTAAAAAACTAAAAGATTGTTTTATATATGATGATTGTGTTCCGTGGAATAAAATTGCATTAGTGGAGCTTAGTGGTGATATTTTATGGATAGAAGAAAATAAACAATGTGCAAGTGAAATAAAAATAATAGAAGAAATACAATTTATAGATATTCCCAAATATATTAAAAACGGAATAAATAATAGCAAAGGAATAAGTTATAGCAAAGGAATAAATAATAGCAAAGGAATAAGTTATAGCTACGGAATAAATGATAGCTACGGAATAAATGATAGCGAAGGAATAAATGATAGCGAAGGAATAAATTATAGCAAAGGAATAAATAATAGCAAAGGAATAAGTTATAGCAAAGGAATAAATAATAGCTACGGAATAAATGATAGCGAAGGAATAAATTATAGCGACGGAATAAATAATAGCTACGGAATAAATAATAGCAACGGAATAAATAGATCAATATTTTGTAATAACAAAAAAAGTAGTAGTTATTTGTTTAATAAAAAAATAACTGTAAAAAGATATTATGAAATAATGGATAAATTAATTATAAAATTAAATGGATGGGAACTAACATATAATAATTTAAAATCATTATATATAAAAAGTGGAAATGATTGGAAAAAAACACCTATCCCACAAGCAAAAGAAATACAGAAAAAAGAAGCATGGAAAGATATGCCAAAATCAGCCATTGAGTATTTAAAATCATTGCCTGAGTTTGATGCTCATATTTTTGAGGAAGTTACAGGAATTAAAATTGGCTAACAACTAATAAGGAGTAAATATGTCAAAGATAGCACCGGAACCAAAGAAAAAAAGAACTTATACGAAAAAGAAAAAAGAAATAGCAGTTGTAGATAATAATTATATGGCTGTGAATCCTCAAACTCTAATTGCACAAGCAATAGACAAGAATCTTGATATTGACAAGATTGAAAAATTGCTTGCTATGCGTAGAGAATTAAAAGCAGAGTGGGCTAGGGATGAATATTTTAAAAGCTTATCCATGTTTCAAAAAGAATGTCCTATTATTGAAAAGAAAAACAAAGTTCCTGAAAAGAATAAAAATACAATTAGATATTTATACGAAACAATAGGGGATATAGCTGAACAGATAAAAAACCCATTAGAGAAATACGGATTTTCTTACGCTTTTAAAAGTCGACAAGACAACGATAATTATATTGCCATATGTGAATCATATCATAAAGCAGGTCATAAGGAAGTGACAGTCTTTACAGTGCCTATTGATAAAACGTCTTATATGTCTGCACCTCAGAAAGTTGCATCGGCTTCAACTTTTGCGGAAAGATATGCACTAAAAAAAGCTTTCGGAATTACAACTAGAACCGAGGATAATGAAAACAATTTACAGCCAGAACAGAAACAAAAAAATATTACGCCAGAAGAACAGAAAGCGGAATATAAAAAAGTAATGGCATTGGTAAATAGTAGTAAGAAGCTTTCAAAAGAAGATAAAAATAAATACAGAAAAAAGATAAACGATTGTATAGACAATTTTACAGCACTTAATAATATTAGTTCAGAAATCTTGTCAATCGAAAATATCAAGGTCTATAACAAAAATAGTGAGAAAACTTCTGAAGTATCAGACAAAAATATAGATCCTGAAAAAATACTTGCAGAAGCAAAACGCGTACTATCTACAGAAATAAAAGGAACCAGAGTCTTTGGCTCTAAAGATAGTTTGGCATGTTTAACAGGTGTAAAAAACTTGCTTACAGATAAAAAGTATGCTGATGCTATTGCATATGTTAATTTGATAAAACAACAAATACCTGGAGGAAAGTAATGGTAGAAAAAAATGAATTGAGTTTAATGATACTAAAAGTAAAAGATATTGCTATTAATAATCAATCTGATTATGAAGCAGTAATTGATTTGAGACGGCAGCTAAAGGAATATAAAGCAAAACTTGACGCAAGACACTTGCCAATGAAAAAGAAAACGCATGAAGCATGGAAAGAGGTGTGTGACAGAATTAACGATTATGACAAGCCTATTAAAGAAGCCGATGGAAAATTAAAGCGTGCCATGAGTGATTATAATATGCAAAAAGAACGGGAACGCAGAGCTGAAGAAGATAGGCTTAGACGTGAAGCCGAAGAAAAAGAAAAGGCACGGATACAGGCAGAATTAAAAGAGGTAGGTTATAAAAAAGAAGAAGCAGAAGTAGAAGCAGAAAGTATAGAACTATATATTCCTGAAGTAAAAATAGTAGACAATACAAAAGTAGAAGGCGTAAGTTATCGAACTAATTACAAATATCGTATTATAGATGTATCAAAAATACCTACCGCTTATATGATACCTGACGAAAAAAAGATCGGTGGTGTAGTAAAATCCATGAAGGAAAATACAAATATCCCAGGGATAGAGATTTATAAAGAAAAAACACCGATAGATAGGTATTGAAATGCAAGTAGAATTTGACAGCTTAAAACATGAATACAAAATAAATGGCGTGATTGTCCCAGGTGTTACAAGTATTCTGGGGCAAAACCCAGAAGTATATAAATATGCAGCCAGAAAGAAAGGGCTGCCAGATAATTATTACGTTGATAGGGGAAGTGCTATTCATTTAATGATCTATATGTATGAGATGAATAAAAATCCTAAAGAATTCGCTTTCTGGGCTACATATTCAAATTATCGAGAAGCGTGGATTAAGTTTAAATCAGAAAATATAATAGAAGTATTAGAAATGGAATTAGTTGTAGCTTCTGAGAATCTAATGCTTGCTGGTACTCTTGATGTATTATGTATGATGAACGGATCTAAATGGATCTTAGATCTTAAGTCTGGGGCGTACTCACCATCACACGAAATACAAGTATCAGGATACAAGAAACTATATGAGGACGATACAAGAATAATAGATCATTATCCTCCTAAAAAGATAGGAGGTGTTTATCTTAGAAAAAATGGAACCTATAGTTTTAGAGAGTATAAATATAATCCTGATGAGGTTATAAGATTAAGGGGTGATTATGAAAACAGAATTCAGTATTCTTAAAATTAAATGTACTCCTGAACTTATAGGTCAAGATATATTGATCCCTGCTACTGAGGAAGGGACTGAAATAATGCGTAAATTCGAGTATGCCGATAAAATGAATTGTAATATAAAATACAAAGGATCACATAATCTCGATAGACACGATCTATGGTTCGCTTGCGTAAAACTTGTATCAGATAACACCGGAAAACCTGAATACATAATTTGTGAACAATGTAAGCTTGATTGCAGATGGGTAAGAGGTTATACGTATTACAAAGATAAGAATGGAAACGAACGGCTTAACGTGATAACCAGGTCAATATCATTTTCAGAAATGAGTCTTAAAGATGCAGATGAATTCTACCGTCAGGCTTTTAACATTCTTGCAGGATATTTAAAAATAACAACTGAAGAAATGACAGCAGAAGCAAAATCGAGAATGCAAAGTAAATACATCTCTAAAGGAAAGAAAAACAGCATGAAGGAAGATGATGAACAGCCTTTAAACGCATCTGAAAGCGAAAAACCAAAAAGTATTCCTAAAGAGCCAGAAAAACAAAGCACAGAGCTAAATCAGATCGATCCTAATGCTGTAATAAGAGTTGATATTTTAAAGGAATATAGAGCCGGAAACATAAGTAAAGATGTGGCTTGTATGGAATATTATCACTTCGGCGGAGATGCCAGAGAGATAGATCCTACATGGGTCGAACCAGAATATTAAAGGGAGTTGTTATGTTAAAAGAAAAACCTATATTGATGAATCAATTTAGCGTGAAAGGAATATGAGCGGAATAAAAACGCAAACAAGAAGGGTGATAAAACCATGAGCATAAAATGCAACTATAAAAATTATACAATTCGTAAAAAATGCCTTTACTTTATTGTTGGAATATGTAAGTATAAAGATAAAAGCAGTGAAGATAAATGTTATTTAAAGGAGAAAAAGCATGCCAAAAGGTAAACTACTAAAACCGGAATTCAGAAAAACGCCGTATTATAGAGTTAATAGCAATTATAGCACAAGCAATGCTTATAGAATTTCGCTACATCAAGATTGCGGATTAAAGTTGCATGATGAATTTGCTGAAATATTACGTCCTGACGGAGTAATTGAACTTATACCTAGGAGGTTATTTAAAGTAGGAGATTATGATTAAAATTTATTACTATGGATTAGAAGATGATGAAGAATATCACAATACTGAAGCAAATCCAACATATAAAAGACAAGAAATAACTATAAATAGAGGTTAAATGTTAACAGACAGAGAGATATTTGATTTAAGAATAAGTAAGCAATATTACATTGATACTTATGGCAAAATACATAAATGCAAGGTAGAGTTTAATGGTCGTAATAAAGATATAAGTATTCATTACGAAATTGCAAAGGCTTTGTATCCTAAAATAGAATATCCTAAGGACTATCTTTATGAAATAGGCTGGCTGGCGATCGGAAGTTATACCGGAAAGATATGTAAATACAAACCTAATCAAGCACAGATAAATACTATAGATGAATTAGATAGGAGTTAATATGCTAATAACTATTCAGATAGAATATGATAAATTAAAAAAACTAAACAAGAATGAATTTGAAAATAAAAAATCTTATTGGCTGAAAAGATTATATGAGGTTAAGAAATGAGAGATATAATTATGAGATGTCGATATTGTGGAGGAACAGTGCAATGGAAACGAAATTTCCAGGATACTGAGTGCTCGAAATGCAATGCTATAAATTGTCAACTTATTGAAATTGATGATGATGAGTTGGAGACATTAGATGATTAAATTGGAAGAACTTGTATGTAAAATATTCGGGCATAAATGGCATGCATCTTATGTACATCATTATGATAGTGGTTATAGTATATATAAGCAGTGTTTGCGCTGTAAAGAAAAAAGAATTACAGAAACACTTTGTTTACAATAATGATTGCTAATCCGTAGTACGGAAGATTTAGGACTTGAACCTAAATCTTACGTACTACATAAACCATATACCGTTTCGTTGATTTGGTGGTTTATGAGTAAACACTAAACCTTTTTGTAGAAAAACAAAAAACCAGTTAAGGTTTAGTTTGAGAAATTTTTTCAATTGTATGAGGATCGGGGCTGTTTTCAACACCATTGTACAGCCCCACTTTTTAAGGGGTTTTGATGAAAGTTGATATATTTAATACAGATAATAAATATTCTATTATTTACGCTGATCCACCGTGGGACTATTCGTATGTAGGAAAAAACTTTGATAGGAATTTCACTAAAAATAAAAATGGTTTTGCCCCCGTTGTATCTGCAGCAGACCATTATAATACTATGACAAATCAAGAAATTATAGATTTACCAGTTCAAACTATAATTGCAAAAGACTGTTTATTATTTATGTGGATAACTAGTCCACTTTTAGAAATAGGCATGGAAGTAATAAAAGAATGGGGATTCACCTATAAAACTATTGCCTTTGTTTGGAATAAGAAGAAATTAATGCCAGGCTTTTACACTATGAGCCAAGTCGAAATCTGTATAGTAGCTAAAAAAGGAAATATTCCAAGGCCAAGAGGGGCGAGGAATATAAAACAATATTATGAGGAAACAAGATCTAAACATAGTAGAAAACCGGATGAATTCAGAAATAGAATAGAACAAATGTTTCCGGAAAGCAAGAAAATAGAACTATTTGCAAGGAAGGAAACCGGTGGCCTATTTGAAGATACAAGGTTTGAATATTGGGATATTTGGGGATTTGAGGCTTAAAGGAGTGAAAGTGAATAAAGG